ACTATTCAAAGTGGCGATATAGCACCAGGAACAATAGCAAACGATAGATTAGCAGGCTCTGTTGCTAATGCTAAACTAGCAAACTCATCAATTACAATTAACGGAAATGTTGTCTCTTTAGGTGGCTCTATTACAGCAGGAACAGACTGGCAAGCCGTAACGGTGGCAGATGGTTCTACAACTTTAACCGCTGTCGCTGGTAAAGGTTATTTCCTAGATACAAACACAGGTGTAATTGAAGTATTTTTTCCAACCTCACCAAGTAGAGGCGATACAATTATAGTCGTTGATTATGCTGGTACTTTTGCCACTAATAACGCAATCATAAACACAGGAACAAATAATTTAGATAGTACAACTACAAGACAATATAAACTTACAACTAACGACACGGTAGCTGAGTTTGTTTATGTTGACTCTGCTAAAGGTTGGATAACAAGAATTTTACAAGCGGCTGGCACAACACCAAGCGGAGTGTTTACAGATGGTACTTATGATACAAGCGCTGAATTTATTGCGGCGACAGGTGGTACCGTAACAACTTCAGGTGATTTTAAAATTCACACATTTACAGGTGATGGTAATTTTGTAGTAAGTAATGCTGGTAACGCTGCTGGATCAAATGGTGTATCTTATTTGGTCGTTGCTGGTGGCGGTGGCGGCGCAGGCGGTGGACCAGGTGGTGACGGCTCAGGCGGCGGTGGTGCTGGTGGTTTTAGAGAGGGACGAGTAGCAGCTCCTCACTATACAGCTTCACCTTTAGTTACAACAGGTTTAACGGTCACAGCAACAACTTTTCCAATTACGGTAGGTGGTGGCGGTAATGGTGGTGGTAACAACCAATCAGGAAGTAATGGTTCAAATTCAGTATTCTCAACAATCACATCTGCTGGCGGTGGTTTTGGTGGTAACCCTGCTAGTAATAGATATGGTAATGACGGAGGTTCAGGAGGTGGAGGCGGAGGCGGTCATACTGCTGGCCCTACTAATCCTGTAAAAGCAGGTAATACACCACCAGTTTCTCCACCTCAAGGTAATCCAGGAGGTCCTGCTACAAGTTCTCCCGATCACGCTGCTAATGGCGGCGGTGGTGCTAATCAACCTGGAGGGCAAGGTAGTGGCTCTCGTTCAGGACATGGTGGTAAAGGTGTTGTATCAGTTATCACAGCGACTCCAACTTCTTATTCTGGCGGTGGTGGTGGAGGCGGAATAAGCCCTCAAGGAAAACCAGGCGGAACAGGCGGAGATAATGATGGTAGTAATGGTTCTAGTCCAGGCGCAAGAGGCGGTGGAGGATCAGGTGCTCCTCACCCTACACCAGATACTTCAGGTAGTGTAGGTCAAAATGGAACAGCAAACACAGGTGGTGGAGGAGGTGGTGCTAATTCACCTACATCTTGTAATGCTGGCTCTGGTGGTAAAGGTATTGTTGTTATTAGATATAAATTTCAATAACCAATTTTAAAATTAGTTATATATATTATTATGAATTTGAAAAATTATTATTATTACTTTAAAAGCGCATTATCACCAAAACTCTGTGATGAAATAATCAAATACGGTAAATCACACAATTCTCAAATGGCCATAACAGGTGGTTCAGAGGGTGATAAGAACAAAAAAGCTGATGGTACTTTAAAAAAATCAGCAATCAAAAATATTCAAAAGAAAAGAAAATCAGATATTGTCTGGATGAATGACCGTTGGATTTACAGAGAAATACACCCATTAATACATCAAGCAAATAAAATGGCAGGTTGGAATTTTGAGTGGGATTTCTCCGAGTCTTGCCAATTTACAAAATATGGTGTAGGACAATATTATGGATGGCATTGTGATAGTTGGGAAATTCCTTACAATAAACCAAATGATAAAGACACACATGGTAAAATTAGAAAACTATCAGTCACTATCAGTCTAAATGATCCTGATGAATATGATGGTGGTAATTTAGAATTTGATTTTAGAAATCAGATAGATTGGGAAAGAAACAAAAAGAAAGCCATAAAGGCTTGTACAGAGATTAGACCAAGAGGTTCAGTAATAGTCTTTCCTAGTTTTGTGTGGCACAGAGTAGCGCCAGTAACCAGAGGGACAAGATACTCGTTAGTAATTTGGAATTTAGGACGGCCTTTCAAATAGGAGAAAATATGGAAAGAGAAATAATGAATACAAGTTGGTACTTTTCAACACCTGTTTATAATATTAACAAACCTGAATGGTTATCGTCAGCTATAAAAGCTACAGACAAATATATTAAAGAAGCAGAAAAAAGAGACAAACCTAAACTTAAAGATAGAAAAAAACTTTTAGGTAATAAAGATTATTTAAAAGTAAAAGATCATGGTTGGTCTTATCACTCATCAACATTAAATGGCGAACCTGGTTTAAAAGAATTAGAAACATATATTGGACAGACCTCAATAAATTTAATGGATGAGTGGGGTTACGATATGAAAAAATACTCAATGTTTTTTACAGAATTATGGGTACAAGAGTTTTCTAAAAATGGTGGTGGACACCATGACACTCATGTTCATTGGGATAATCATGTCTCTGGTTTTTACTTTTTAAAGTGTTCAGATAAAACATCTTATCCTGTTTTTCAGGATCCTAGAGCAGGAGCTATGATGACTAAATTACCACAAAAAGATGGTGCTAAAGTTAGTCCAATGTCAGATCAAATACATTATAAACCTGTGCCAGGAGATTTAATATTTTTTCCAGCATATGTACCACATCAATTCACCGTAGATGATGGTGTTGATGATTTTAGGTTCATACACTTTAACTTACAGGCCATAAGAAATCAAATTATTGACGGTGTGAAAGGTGAAAAATAATGAATAAAAAATTTAAAAAAAATCATTTTTTTGTAATTAAAGAGGCTATTGATCCTAAAGTTGCTAACTTTGTTTACAACTATTTTTTAATGAAAAGACAAGTAGCGAGATCACTTTTTGATAGTCGTTTCATATCCCCTTATACGGAATATTATGGAATTTGGAATGATGAACAAGTGCCAAATACATATTCACATTATGCTGATATAGCCATGGAAACTTTATTATTAGCAGTTCAACCTAAAATGGAAAAGTTAACAGGACTAAAATTAAATCCTACTTATTCTTATGCTCGTATCTATAAAATGGGTGATGTTTTAAAAAGACATAAAGATAGATTTTCTTGTGAAATATCTACTACAATGAATTTAGGTGGCGACCCTTGGCCAATTTATATTGAAGCTAAAAAGAATGTAGGTATAGCAGAGGGTGATGGCGGAAAAAAAGGTATTACAGCTATAAGTAATAATGCTGGCTCAAAAGTTTTATTAAATCCTGGTGATATGTTAGTCTATAAAGGTATGATGTTAGAACATTGGCGAGAGACTTTTATAGGTAAAGATTGTGCTCAAGTTTTTTTACACTATAATGATTCAAACTCAAAAGTAGGTAATGCTGAAGAAAATATGTTTGATGGCCGAAAACATTTAGGATTACCGTCTTACTTTAAAGGCGTCAAATTTTAACTCATAAATATAAGCATGAGTAAATTAGAGGAAAAAGTAAATGAGATACTTGGTATTGAAAAAGAAGTAGAAAAGGTTGAAAAAGAATTTAAACCTTTAGTGCCACGTAAAGAAGATAAACAAAAAGAAGACGTTGATAACGATTACAAGTATAGTAGAGAAAACTATTATAATTTAATTGAAAGAGGCCAAGAAGCTATACAAGGTATTTTAGATGTAGCAAAAGAAGGCCAACATCCTAGAGCATACGAAGTAGCATTAGCAGGCATAAAAAATGTTGCTGATACCGTAGATAAATTACAAGATTTACAAGCCAAATTAAAAGAATTAAAACAATTGCCAAAAACATCTAACGCTAGTATTAAAAATGCTTTGTTTGTAGGGTCAACTGCTGAATTACAAAAAATGTTGAATAGAAAAAAAGAAGATGAAAGTATTAAAAGCAAAAACATCACACCCGAAAAAACAGATATTTCCGATTAGTGAATTAAATTATAATCTTTATTACGAAAAAAATAATTCTCAATTAGTAAACGGCGCTGAAGATTTATTAAAAGGTGCTGAAATGATTGATCCCATTCAAGTTAAAAAATATACAAAATCTAAAACACCAAGATATGGAGCTAGTGGTAAAGTTTACAGAGAAAGAGAGTATGGTGTTTGGAAAGGCAATCAAAGAGTAACGGCTGCTGTTAAATTAGGCTACACTCACATAGAGGGTATTATTATTAATGATTGAGTATGAATTACCATATGAAAGTTTTATAGGTGGCTGGTTTATATCTGAAAAAACTTGTGATGATGTGATAGATTATTTTAACAGAGTAAAGGATAAATTAGGAAAGCCAGGCAGATTAGGTTATGGTATAGATAAAAAAAAGAAAGATAGTTTGGATGTCGGTGTACATCAAATGAATTTTGAAGGCCCTATAAAATCTTATAGAGAACAACTACAAAAATGTTTAGATAATTATGAAAAAAGATATGGTTATGTTCATCATTTAGATAATTTTAATATAAACACTAGTTATGCCATACAATATTATAAACCTGGTGGTGGTTTTAAAGAATGGCATTGTGAAAGGCCTAATTCAAAAATGGAAAAAAGATGTTTAGTTTTTATGACTTATCTAAATAATGTTGATGAGGGTGGCACAGAGTTTTATCATCAAAAAATAATAACGCCAGCAAAAAAAGGTTTAACACTAATTTGGCCCACAGATTGGACACATACACATAAAGGACAAATTAGTAAAACACAAGAAAAATTTATTGTAACAGGATGGTATAGTTTTAACAAATGAGTACAGACGCTTATCTAGGTAATCCAAATTTAAAAAAAGTCAACACACCTGTTGAATTTACTGAAGAACAAATTTTAGAATATCAAAAGTGTGCTAAAGACCCCTTATACTTTATGGAAAAATACATACAAATTGTGTCACTTGACGAGGGCCTTATACCTTTTAAAATGTATGATTTTCAAAAAAAGATAGTAGATACAATTCATAATAACAGATTTACAATATGTAAACTACCAAGACAATCAGGTAAATCAACAACAACTATTTCTTATTTACTTCATTATGCTTTATTTAATCCTAATTCAAATATCGCTTTACTTGCCAATAAATCATCTACTGCTAGAGATATATTAGGTAGATTACAACTAGCTTATGAAAATTTACCAAAGTGGTTACAACAAGGTGTCATAAACTGGAACAAAGGTAATATTGAATTAGAAAACAAGTCAACAATTGTTGCGGCTGCTACATCATCAAGTGCTATAAGAGGTGGTTCTTACAATATAATATTTTTAGACGAGTTTGCTTTCGTGCCAACAAATATAGCTGAAATGTTTTTTAGTTCAGTTTATCCTACAATATCTGCTGGTCAAAAAACTAAAATGATTATTGTATCAACACCTTATGGTATGAATCAATTTTATAAACTATGGGTTGACGCTGAGAATAAAAGAAACGATTATATACCAATTGAAGTTCATTGGTCAGAGGTGCCAGGCAGAGACGAAGAATGGAAAGAAATGACCATTAGAAACACCTCACCTGAGCAGTTTCAACAAGAGTTTGAATGTGAGTTTTTAGGTAGTGTTAATACTCTAATTAGTCCTGCCAAAATTAAAACAATGGCTTACTTAAATCCTATAAAAACTTCAGGCAGTATAGAAATGTTTGAGGCACCAATAAAAGGCCATACTTATGTTTGTACCGTTGATGTATCCAGAGGTGTAGATAAAGATTATTCAGCGTTTATAATATTTGATGTAACAAAAATGCCTTTTAAGGTGGTGGCTATTTACAAAAACAATGAAGTAAAACCATTTGTTTTTCCAAATGTTATAGAACAAGTATGTAAAGGTTATAATCACGCTCATCCT